AGCCATAGTTGAAAATGCAAAGAGCAAGCGTGACAAGGTGAGCTTGATTCTCAACACTGCTAAATGGGCAGCTGCAATGAGCTACTGCAAGAAGAATGGCATGACCTTTAGGATCCTCACGGAAAGCGACATATATATCACTAAACCAAAGGTCAAGAGGAAACGCTGATGTCCAACAGATTCAAGACGCTGGAAGATACCTTTGAAATACAGAGCGTGCCAGAACCAGACGATACAGCCCCTGATGACGCTGACATACAAGCAGCGCTAGCATTGGCTGATGACATTGATAGACAGCTAAGCGAAGTAAGAGGTAAGGACCTCCACGATCGTGAGATGGATGAATTGGCCGATATGGCAATCAAAGCACATCAGGACCTGCAGGATCTTGGCATGAACGTGGAAATACGACATGCTGGTGAGATCTTCAGCAGCAGCAGCCAGATGCTTAAGATTGCGGTAGATGCCAAGAATGCCAAAGTTGACAAGAAGCTAAAGATGCTGAAGCTACAGCTGGACAAACTCAAGCTGGATCGCACGACCAAATCGCCTGACAGCGACCCTCTTGATGTGAAAGCCACGCTGATGGATCGCAATGAGCTGTTGAAACAGCTGAGCGAAATTGATAACGACACTAAATAACAGTCACATTTGGAGCATCTATGGCCATGAAGTCGTTCAGAGAATATCTCGCTGAAAGCACCAGAGAATACGGGTATGTTATCAAGCTAGCAGCAGAACCTAGCGATGAACAGCTGGATGCAGCAGAGCTTTATCTCAGCCAGTTTGGTCTGGTAGAAATGACACAGCCAATTTGGCTTAAGGATGACAAGCTGGATTTTGTTGATCAGGCAAACGTGCAGGTATGGCAGATCAATTTCGTAACCACCATGCCATTGAGCAGCTACATCACGATGGAAGGCCTGCGTAGTGTTCTAAACGTTCCTGAAAAGAACATCGTTGTGCGTACTGCTACAGAACCGGTTGAAGAATATGTAGGCGATTACATGAGTGATCGTGGTTTCCAGACCATTGCCAAGGACAAAGATCTCACATCGTTTGGCAGGCTTAGCACCGATCGTCTTTATCAAGACATTGAACAGCCGATAGTGACAGACATATATGGTGATGCCTATAACAAGCGTTTCTTGGATTATCTTGCAGGAGTTAAGTCTACTCGTCCTAGCGATGAAGTTGATTCTAGCCAGCCGCTGTTCAGCTGGCTGGAGATGAACAAGGTAGCTCCTCGTGAACCAGTGCAGGACATGGCAGATTTCAATGCTGGGTATGATACACCAAAGCCAGTATATAAGCCATCTAGCAAAGATCCGGCACATCCCACACCTCGCAGTGGTCTAGGTCCAGAAGGTAACTTTGACGACGGTGCGCAGATCATCTATAGGTTCTACAAGGACCGCGACGGTAAAAGAGTGAACATGGGAGCACCAAGGGCTCCAGACAAACCAGAATTCGTAAGGAAGGGTTAAACCATGGATTTCCATAGCATATTAGGCAAGCTTAGGGCTATTGAGTCCTTGGGACGCAGAGACAGCGTATACGAAGCAGAAGAATGCAACATGACGGCTGAAGGCGAGATGTGCCCAGTGCATGGCATGGAAGAATGCGTTGGCTATCAGGGCACCATACAGATGGAAGACAGCCGCGGTGAGATGATGGACGAAGAATCAGATCATGATCGTGACGAACGTGCTGAGAAAGCAGGTCGTAAGGTATCTCACGACATTGAATACGACGAGCGTCACAAAGATCACATACATGGTCACAAGCGCGGTAGCGAAGACGACAAGGCAGAACGTGCTGGTCGCGAAGTTACCAAGGACATTGAATGGGATGAGATGAATGAGGAATCTGACGTCACTCGTGATGATCGGGCCGAGAAGGCAGGTCGCAAGGTTGCCCACGACATTGAATACGACGAACGCCATAAGGACCATATACACGGACATCGCCGTGGTAGCGAAGACGACAAGGCAGAACGTGCAGGTCGTCGTGTTACCAAGGACATAGAATATGATGAGATGAACGAAGAAATGGAAGAGAGCGAGTGCAACATGACTGCAGAGGGCGAATATTGCCCGGTGCACGGCATGGAAGAATGCTGGTCAGCCAGCATGGAAGAAGATGCACCGCTTGGTCCAATTCCTTTCACTCCGATCGGAGCTACCAACAATGGTCCAAGCGAAGTTGGATACGTTTATGCTTACAACGAAAGCCAGAAGCAGCTGCGTGAAAGCATGAATATCGTGATGACGCAGAACATAGACGACAACGGCAGCCACAAGAGCATGACAGTGACTGCAACTGACGAAGATTTTGAAACACTGGAGCGCCTGCTTGCTATGAGCGGCATTGGTCGTAGCAGCGCACCTGCAGAAGTTGTAGTAGCTGAGCCTAAGGCAGGAATGCCATATGGAGTGATGGCAGAACCAACTTGCCCGCACTGCGGAAACCCAGAGAGCGCTTGCACCTGCGAAGAAGTTGCTATGGAAAATGCAGATCATGATTACGGACATGACGAGCATCCAGAAGCTGGTGAACCGCTCGAGGTAAAGGATTATGTCTATCAAGGTCGTCACATTAACCAGCGCTTTGGTAAGATCGGTGATAACACGCTGATGGCGGAACAAGAAGCACGCGCTGATAGCTTGTTCAACGTGCTCAATGAAGAATACACTAGCTATCTCATAGAGGCTGAATCAGATGCAGCAGGCGTGACCACAGCAAATGGTAACTCGCAGAGCCCGCTCACAGCTAATAGCCGTGACAAGTTTGACAAGGATCCCTTCAGCAACGAAGAGCCTGTCACAGACGGTAGCCGCAGTCCTCTGAGCCATATTGGTCGCCAAGACGTGATGAATTGAGCGGTTTATCAAAAATAACCATAAGTAACAGCGGCATAATGCCGCTGTTTGCTTGAGTGAAACATGGCAAAAACTGACATAGATTTCCAGCTGGTAAAGCAGGCTAACAAGAAGACTGCATACACAGCTCACCAGATACGAGAGATAGCACGCTGTGCTAAGGATCCATTGTACTTCATGGAAAATTACATGAAGATACAACATCCAACGAAAGGTCGCATGCCTTTTGAAGCATACGAATATCAAAAGCGTTTGGTTCACTGCTATTGGAAGAACACTTCGGTAGTAGCACTGCTACCTCGTCAAAGCGGCAAGACGACCACTGCAGCAGGTTATCTCCTGTGGTATGCCATGTTCAACGATGATGTTACAGTGCTTATTGCTGCTAACAAGTTCCGTGCTGCTAATGAAATCATGGATCGCGTGAAGTTTGCCTACGAAGAATTGCCAGATTGGTTGCGTGCAGGCGTGGCTACTTACAACGTGCAAGACATCAAGTTTGATAACGGTTCTCGCATCAAAGCTACTACAACTACACCAGATAGCGGACGCGGCATGAGTATCTCGCTACTGTATTTGGATGAGTTTGCGTTCGTGAAGCCGCGTATCGCAGAAGAATTTTGGACTGCTATGAGTCCTACTCTAGCAACTGGTGGTAAGTGTATCATCACCAGCACACCAAACAGCGATGAAGATAAGTTTGCCGAGATATGGTTTGGTGCTAACAAGACTGTTGATGATTATGGCAACGACACACCAGATGGGCTTGGAGTAAACGGGTTCGCAGCATTCACTGCACACTATAGCGAAGTTCCAGGTCGAGACGAAGTTTGGGCAGACAGAGAACGTGCTAAGATCAGCATAGATCGCTTCCGCCGCGAATATGGCTGCGAATTCATAACCGCTGACGAGACCTTGATAAATGCAGCCACGCTGTTACAACTGCAGGGCGTTGAACCACTTTACAAGACTGGCCAAACACGATGGTATGAACAGATAAAGCCCAATAAGACATATCTGGTAGCATTGGATCCCAGTGCTGGTGTGGGCAAGGATTTCAGCTGCATACAAGTGTTCAGCTTGCCAGACATGGTGCAGGTAGCAGAGTGGACTCACAATCGCACCAGCATACCTCAGCAGGTCAAGACCATGCAGAGCATCATCAACTTCATACACAGCGAGATGCGCAAGAACAGCGAATAGCGGGGCGAACCAGAGATATATTTCACTTTGGAAAACAACAGCTGGGGTGAAGCTGCAATAGTAACCATAGATGAGATGGGCGAAGAAAGCTTCAATGCAATCTGGCTGCACGAACCCAAGGTCAAGGGCGTGTCGAGATTGCGCAGAGGCTTAAACACCAACGTGCGCAGCAAGGCTATGGCATGTACCAAGATGAAGAGCCTGATAGAAAGCAACAAGCTAGGGTTGCGCAGCAAGACACTGGTACGTCAGCTAAAGTTCTTTGTTGCTAAAGGTAACAGTTTTGAAGGCAAGACTGGCGAAAATGATGATGCTGTGATGGCTACTATATTGTGTGTGCGCATGATGCAGATGGTCACTCGCTGGGATGAAAGCATAGGTAACCTCATGAAAGACGAATTCATTGAGCAAATAGACGAACCCATGCCAATCAGCTTTGGATATTAAACTAAATATAGCATCATGAATCACAACTGGGACATCATAGGCGACAAGATCTTTGGCATACTGCGAGGCAGAGGATATCGCTTGCAGATGTTTGACAAAGGTGGCGACAAGACCATGGATCCGCATGAAGCTACTCGCTTCTTTGCAACCATACCTAGCCATGATCCAAACCTAGACAGTTTCAACATCCTTATCAGTTTGCATGATGAGGATACAAACAGCCATATGGACATTAAGACGCCCGATCTAGCTGATGATCAAGATTTCAACACGGTGGTCAAGATCAAGGACAGCCTGCAGAATAATATCGGCGATCGTGAGAATCTCAGCGTCAACTGGTACAAGTTTGATCATGACATTGATCCCCGAGAGGACGCTGTGAACAACATACAAGAAAGCCGAGACATCAGCAAGCCATATGGTAGCACCAAGAGCAGCTACCAGCAGATTGGTAACAGCAAGCTGATCATACGCCACACTGATCCTGTCAACGAGGAAAAGAAGGGCAGCCGTTGGCGCCATATCAAGAACATCTTCATTGAAACCAAGCTGGGTGAACGCTTTAACTATCCGCATCCGCACATAGCTGGTGCAAGGGCTATGGCACGGCATCTAGCCAACGAAGGTCGTTTCAACGATCAGACAGCCAAGGCTATCCTAAAGATGAGCGAAGATTACATCAAGCTCAAGAAAGCCAACAAGCTCATGCGTGGCAAACACGATGACATGAGCTTGCACGTTAAGAAAGCTTTGGAACAGCTGGCTAAGGAAAGCAAGCGACTCAGCGGAAGCAAGGGTTATGCCACTGGCATTGCTAATCTGGCCAATAGGACCATGTCAAGTCCGGCTGAGCAGGTGATAGATCTGCGCAACAGGCTAGCTGAGACATGCGGCTGCCAGCAGGATAATAGCGATGCGATGAGTTCGCTGGAAGCTGCAGCAAGATATCTTATCAGCAATGGTTACCAGATATCAGCACCAGAACCCCAAGACGACTCTATGGATTTGGAAATCCTGCGTTTGGAAGAGCTTGCCGGCCTGGTTTAATCCTCTCCTATATTGACTCTTGACAAAGCTTGCGGCATAAATACACTGTCAGTTAGCAATATCACGTTGCTAGCTGTCTATAGCACAATTAGGCACATGAAAGCACACATAGGAGGCACATTATCATGGGATTAGATCTTAAAGCTATCCAAGCTAAGCTACTCGAGCAACAGGCTCGCAAAGACCGCTCCAAGGGCGGCGCATTTACCGGCGATAACTCAATCTATCCATTCTGGAACAACCCAGAGGGCTCCACTGCCACTCTCAGGTTTCTCCCGGACGGCGACGACACCAACGACTTCTTCTGGGTGGAACGACTCATCATCAAGATTCCATTCCCTGGAGTCAAGGGGCAAAATGATGCTCGTCCAGTTGAAGTGCAAGTTCCTTGCATGGACATGTGGAAGCCAGGCAGCTGCCCCATCGCAGCCGAAACACGTCCATGGTGGAAGGATCCTACTTTGGAAGATATGGCTCGCAAGTACTGGCGGAAGAAGAGCTATGTGTTCCAGGGTTTTGTCACGCAGAATCCTAACAAGGATGATCAAACACCGGAAAATCCAATCCGGAGATTTATCATCAATCCTAGCGTGTTTGATGCTATTAAGGCAATCCTTATGCGTCAGGACCTTGAGAATAGCCCTACTGATTACGCACATGGACGTGATTTTTACCTTAGCAAGACAACTAAAGGTGGCTATGCCAATTATAGCAGCTCATCTTGGTCTATGAAGGAACGTGCACTCAGTGAGGATGAGATGAGTGCTATTGAAAAGAACGGCCTGTTCACGCTCAACAGCTTCCTTCCAAAGAAGCCAGATGATGCTCATCTCGCAGCAATCATGGAGATGTTTGAAGCGTCAGTGAACGAGGATCTCTATGATGCAGATCGTTGGGGGCAGTTCTATCGTCCAAACGGCATGCGCATGGATGCGTTTGCTGGCAACAGCGATGATGCAGCAGCTGCTCCTGCAGCACCTGTGACAAAACCAGTTACAGCGGCTAGCATCATGGAACGTGCTGCTCCTAAGGCAGCACCAGCTGATGACGACGTGCCATTCACTCCAGATGCTCCAAAGGCAGCACCCGCACTTGATAAACCAAAGATGAGTTCACCAGACGACATCTTGGCAGCTATCCGTGCTCGCAAGATGGGCGGACAGTCCTAAAATCACACAGTTAGCAAGGCGGGGTTGAGCAATCAATCCCGTCTGCTCTAGCGCTCACAGGAGAATCTCATGAAACCATATGATCTATCAAAATTCCGTAAGGACATCACCAAAGCTATCCCAAGCCTCAGTGTGGGATTCCACGATCCAAAGACTTGGATCCACAGCGGTAACTATGCATTAAATTACGCTATCAGCGGCGACTTCAAGCGAGGCATCCCGCTGGGCAAGGTTACCATGTTTGCTGGCCAATCTGGATCAGGCAAGAGCTACATCTGCAGCGGTAACATCATACGCAATGCACAGAAGAACGGCGTGTTTCCGATCTTGATCGATACTGAAAATGCCCTTGACGAGAAATGGCTGCAACCTCTTGGTGTAGATACCAGCGAGGACAAGCTGCTCAAGGTCAACATGGCCATGATCGATGACGTTGCTCGCTTGATGAGTGACTTCATGAAGGACTACAAGGCCAGGTTTGATAAAGAAGATCCAGAAAATCGTCCAAAGATCTTGTTCGTGTTGGATTCATTGGGCATGTTGCTGACTCCCACAGACGTCAACCAGTTTGAAGCTGGCGAGATGAAAGGCGACATGGGCCGTAAGCCAAAGGCTTTGGCATCCTTGGTTCGTAACACAGTCAACATGTTTGGTGAATATGATGTGGGATTGGTCGTGACCAATCATACCTATGCCAGCCAAGACATGTTTGATCCAGACGACAAGATCTCAGGTGGACAGGGCTTTATCTATGCTTCATCTATCGTTGTTGCTATGCGCAAGCTCAAACTAAAAGAAGATGAGGAAGGCAAGAAGACCTCTGACGTGCGTGGTATCCGTGCAGCTTGTAAGATCATGAAGACGCGCTATAACAAGCCGTTTGAATCAGTTGAGATCAAGATTCCCTGGGACACTGGCATGGATGAATACAGTGGTCTCATCGATCTCTTTGAAAAGAAGGGCGTGTTGGTCAAGGATGGTAACAAGCTCAAGTACACTGACAAAACTGGCAAGGAACATAAGTACTTCCGGTCTGGCGTCACTAATGAGCTGTTGGATCTCATCATGACTGAATGGGACGAGAGCAAGGTTGTGCTTGCTCAGGATCTATCCGACACAGATGGCGACGACACAGAGATTGCTGCATCGGAGGATTGATAGATGAATGCAAGTGCTAGCCTATTGCTAGAAGTTTGGGAAGTGGTCAGTGAACTGCTTCCCAACAACAAACGAGAAGACATGGCTCGTAAGTTGGTCAACATATTTGCTGACAAGGGCATGGATAGGGATGATTTTGAAGCCATTCACGGCGAAGATGAGCACCTTGACAGCGCCATTGAAGCACAGTACACTGGTGAGTCGGGTGGTTATGACGACTACGACGATGATCTAGAATACGAGGACGAGTGATGACAATGCCAGGAGTCACTGACTCTGTTTCAATCCAAGGCGATATATTCATCGAGCAGCTGCAGAAGAAAGTTGAAGATGCCATAGCTTCTCGCGAAGCAAAGGACATCGCTATAGCTCAGCTTGAAGTGCAATTTGCTATGCTTCAATATCTCCAAAGGCTTGATTGGAAACTGTGGGAACTTTACAACAAGTTCGGTATCTAAATGTGGTATAACAGGATAGTCGATGACATTGGCCAGTTGCCTGATGCCATCGACTACTTTCAAAAACAACTTGAAACTGCTTGGGTTGAAGCCAAGATCGTTGGAGGCATAGAGCGTGCTGCACAAGAACTCAGCGGTATCATGGCCTATCGCTTTGGCCAACTACAAGAGTTAGAAGCCATACTCAAGCATCTCAATATCAAGTATGACAAGATACGCAGCGATCACTATCGCAGATATCTGGAAAGATACCAGCGGGAATTGACGGATCGCGCCATAGAAAAATACATTGATGGTGAGGATGACGTGGTAACAATGGCTACTCTGATCAACGAAGTTGCGCTGGTGCGTAACAAATATCTTGCACTGATCAAAGGTTTAGACGTCAAACAGTTTCAGATCAGCAACATCGTGCGCTTGCGAATCCAGGGCATGGAAGACGCTCACTTGGACACTAGGGGCTAAATCTGCTGGAATTTTGACGGTTTTTTCGCTATTTTTGCCAATGATTTCAAAGGTATATTTTGGAAAATCAGTGGTTGACAGCCTGTGGCACTGTGCTAATATGCACATAACAGAGCAACAGCTACGGAGATTCCAATGGAACAGTTTGTGCGCATTAGCTCGGGTTGGACCCGCGGCGGAGCTACTATTACAGATCGTTCGTTCCTCTTGCTGGACAATCTCAAGCGCGACAAGGATGGCATGTACATCACCGTAGAGAGTGACGGCGGCGCTGATCTCCGCGCAGGACGTAACCGTGTTTACATGGAAGGCATCCACTGCTTCCAGCCAACTACCAAAGATGCAGCGCAGCATTTCTCCGTACCTGTCATGGACAAGACAGACGAGGAGATCGCACACGATCAGCGTGAGACTTTTGAGATCCTCGGTGAGATGACCAAGGCTGTGGCTAGCAACACGGTTAAAGGACTTGTGGTTAGCGGTCCTGCTGGCATTGGTAAGAGCCACACTGTGGAAACTACCCTGCACGAAACGCTTGAGATGCTTGGACGTCTCACCGGACAGGGACAGATGTATGAAGTTATCAGCGGCGGCATCAGCGCTGCTGTGCTCTACGAGAAGCTGTGGGAGTATCGCGAGGAGAGCCAAGTGCTGGTGTTTGACGACTGCGACGGTGTGCTCTACGACGAGGACAGCTTGAACGTGCTCAAGGCAGCGCTGGACAGCAAGAAGACGCGCCGCATCAGCTGGAATACTCGCAGCTTGCATCTGGAACGCAAGGACATCCCCAACAGCTTTGAATACAAGGGCGGTGTGATCTTCATCACCAACGTGAAGTTTGACCAGGTCAAGAGCGCACGCATTGGCAACCATCTGGAAGCTATCGTTAGCCGCTGCCACTACATGGACATTGGCATTGAGACTGCTCGCGAGAAGCTGCTGCATATTCGCAACGTGGTTGAGCGCAGCAACATGTTGGGTTCATATGGTTTTGACGAAGATACCAAGACTGAGATCATGGACTATGTCAAGAACCATAGCCGTGTGCTTCGTGAACTTAGCTTGCGCATGGTGTTGAAGATCGCTGATCTGCGCAAGGCTATGCCTGGCAACTGGCAGCGGTTTGTTGAAAAGAACTGCCACCGCAAGGTAGCATGAACGCAGTAAATATCCGCCATGGAACCAGAGACAGACAAGGATCACTACTGTGCTGCCCCGTTTAGGCACATGGTGGTAGAATCAAACGGTAGCATATCACCCTGCTGTCTCTGGAACAACGGTAACGGTATCACAAACATAGGCGAGCGCGATCCTTTCAACCAAACATTGATGCAGAACATTCGCACAGACATGCTGCTAAACAAGCGTTTGGATGGATGCCGAGAATGCCATCTCCGAGAAGAGTCTGGAGTGAGAAGTCTCCGCACTGCCTTCAATCTAGACTATGGTCATACCGTTGAGCCAGAACTGCGTTACATTGAATTCAACTTGGGCAACCTCTGCAATCTCAAATGCCGCATGTGCGGTTCTTGGAGCAGCAGCAAATGGGCAGCAGATGAGATCGCGTTGGGATTGGTTCCGGGCGATCTAGTGAGGCCACAGATCTCTTTGGTTTTACCCTATGTAGATACCATAGACAAGATCAGGTTCATAGGCGGTGAACCAAGCCTTGAGCAGGACGCTATCGTTGAACTGTTGACACACATACGCCATGCTAAGGGATCTCTGAGTCACCTGCGAGTAGATATCACCACCAACTGCATGGTTCTTTTGGAACCTCGATTGATTGATCTACTTTCTCAGTGTAGGCGTGTAGAACTGCAATGCAGCATTGATGGATTTGACAAGGTCAATGATTATCAACGTACTGGTGCCGATTGGCTTACGATTACTCACAACCTAAAATGGTATCAGGAGAACCTGCCTCCGGTGTGCGAGACCATGATACTAACCAGCTGGACCATACTGAATGTCAATTCAGCTATCCAATTCATGTCATACGTAGAAGAGCAGTTACCTCGTTTTTATGTATGGGGTCATCTGGTCAGAGACCCTGCATACCTGGACTTGCGCAATGCGCCAGCAGACATGAAAAACAAGATCATTGATCTGTTGGAACAATGGAAAACGCTTGATCATCTGCATTGGATCATACATAACAAGCAGGTTTTGAGTTCACAGCTTCAACGAGAACCGTTGTTGTCCTGTGACCAAGTTCTTGCTTGTATTGCTAGGCTTGACAGCATACGGCAAGAAGATTTTGCAGTGATCGATCCAGAAATGCACCAAGCGCTAGTTGCTGCTTGCAAAAAAATCAACTAGGCATAAACTAATACTGAGCTGTGTGCCATCAGAAGAGCAGCCGCTGATGGGAATCTGCCTAGGATCAACAACCAGGGTCCGCACAGCTGGCAACTCGGGAGCGCGGGCCTTGAGCCCAGTCGTCCAGCGCATCTATCGAGTATCGCCTGGTGGCGAGGAATAGTGGCTGTCTGCTTTTCTATGCTGGAGCAGAACAGCAGCCTAGGTCCCGGGACCTGACGGCGCTACTATACGGCATGGTCGTGACGCTGGGTGCGTAGGCTTGATAAGCGCCAGCTGCGTGAGCAGGTGGTATTATGCGGCAGTGAACGGACCTACGATAAAGGTCGCCGGAGGAGTGGACGCTTGCGTAACCGGCTCTTGCATCTTTGAGATATGGTGACTATATTATAGCAGTTAGCACTGCCACTCATGGAGTGCTAATGCTTCCATTTAACCAAGGAGAAAACGATGGAACTGAGACCGCTTAATAATCGGGTCATAGTGAAGCGCGTGGACGGTGAAACTGTCACGAAGGGCGGCATCGTCATCCCAGACACAGCAGCAGAGAAGCCAGATCAGGGCACAGTACTTGCTGTTGGCAAAGGGACCAAAGATGATAGCGGCAACTATATCCCGCTGGATGTTAGCGTGAATGATCGCGTGCTGTTTGGCAAGTATGCAGGCACTACGATCAAGATCGACGGGGAGGATCTACTCGTCCTCAAAGAAGAAGAAATTTTTGCCGTTATTGAGAACTAAGGAGAAACAACATGGCAGCTAAAGACGTTATTTTTGGCGACGACAGTCGCAAGAAGCTGTTGGCAGGTATTGACATCCTGGCCAACGCAGTTAAGAGCACGCTGGGTCCAAAGGGGCGCAACGTGGCATTTGAGCGCAGCTATGGTGGACCATTGGTCACCAAAGACGGTGTGACCGTGGCCAAGCAGATCGAGCTCAAGGACAAGTTCGAGAACATGGGCGCCCAGATGGTGCGCGAAGTGGCAAGCAAGACTGCTGATAACGCAGGTGATGGTACTACCACTGCTACGGTGTTAGCACACAGCATGATCCGTGAAGGTCTCAAACTGGTTGCTACTGGCATGAACAGCATGGACATCAAGCGCGGCATGGAAAAGGCAGTAAGTGCTGCTATCGCAGAGCTTGATCAGCTGAGCAACCCTTGTCAGACTGATACCGAGATCGAGCAGGTTGCTAGCCTATCAGCCAACAGCGACCATGAGATTGGGCGCATGATCGCAGCTGCGGTACAGAAGGTAGGCAAGGAAGGCGTGATCACCGTTGAAGAGAACAAGAGCCTTGACACTGAACTCAACATCGTGGAAGGCATGCAGTTTGATCGAGGTTACATCAGCCACTTGTTCGTGACCAACCAGGAAAAGATGCAGGTTAATCTCAGTGATGCC